AAGATACGTGTTGAGTTAGAGCCTGTATTAAATGATCCAGTAAAGTTCATACAGTTGTTGAAAATACAAGACAAGTATTCTGGTAAGTTGGTAAACTTTACGCCCAATAATGAGCAGATAGCATTGTTGGCTAAGTTAAAGAAACATAAGAAGGTTATCATACTTAAGCCAAGACAGATTGGTATAAGCACCGTGCTTAGGGCGTATGCGCTATGGAGTACGTATCAGACCAAAGACCCTTTGAAGTTTGGTGTAATTAGTTTCCACGAACGGTCAGCAAAGCATCTACGAAAGATGGACAGTATGATGCACAACTCGCTGCCGAATATATTGCGTAAGAGTCTAAGCATAGACAATAGTACTACACTGGAATTTTCAGAGACCGGCGCACAGCTTTGCTCATTTACTGCCGGAAGTAAGGGTGGTACCAGATCGTTTACTTTGTCTTCAGTTCATTTATCGGAGTTTGCATTTTATGATGACGGGGAAGAGATGTTGGCGCAGGTTATCGCCACGATTGGCGAAGGCCAGATTATTATTGAAAGTACTCCTAATAAGCCCGGTGATGTCTTTCATCGCCTTATTATGGGTGCTCCTGAGAATGGCTGGCATCTAATCAGTTACTGGTGGCACGATCACGAGAAGTATAGATTACCAGCACCAAAAGACTTTGAACCAACCGAAGAGGAAAAGTATTTGATACGTTCTTATGGTTGTTCATATGACCAGTTAAACTGGAGAAGACAACAAATAGCCACCATCGGATTGGAAAAGTTTCGTAGAGAATATCCGGGTTGCCTAGATGATGCGTTCCATTTTGCTGCTTCTACTTATTTTACCTTAGATGATATACGTGAAATAGAGGGAATACATTTTGATGGAAACGAAAGATTGTACGAAGAACCCCGTGACGATGACGTTTACGCAATCGGTGTTGATGTTGCTGCTGGTGTTGGTGGTGATTACTCTACTATATCTGTTATTTCTATGGCTACACTACAGCCTATTTATCACTATCGTAATAATCTAATTAGTCCTTCTGGATTTGCTGATGTGGTATTAAAGATAGCACAATGGTTTAATGATGCTCGTGTCTTATGTGAAAGCAATAACCACGGTCACGTTGTCTTATATCGTTTAAGACATATGGGATATAAGAACTTATGGCTAGACCACAATATGAAAGATTGGACAACAACAACAAAATCAAAACTTGATGCTTATGAAACTTTGCGCGAGTATGTAACACAAGGAATGATAATGAAGATGGACATACAAGTCCTTGCTGAACTAAGAGCATTGGTTGTTACTAAGATATGTCCAGAAGCCCCAAGAGGTATGCACGATGACCTGGCTATGTCTCTTGCGTTAGCCTATCGATGCCTACGTGATATACCAAGGCGCAAATTAACTTTGGCTAGACGTAACTTAATGGATGTGCTAATTTCTGAATCAAGAGCAAAGAAGATTAAAGATCAACCTATACCTTGGAAGAAAAACGTATGAAGCCACGTATCGTTGAAATGTATTACCGCAATCATTCTAAGTATTGGGATGAAGCCAGAGCAGAACTTAGACAATTACGCGCCGCATATATGACACGGTATTGGAATAAACTAGAGGCACCACAGCAGGTAGTTATCGAAACGTCCCGTGCTTACGAGTTTGTAGAGGGATACATCGCTTCGCTGTTTGCTCGCTCCCCTTCCGTTGTAGTACAGAGTGATGTGCGTGGTGAAGGTAATGCTCAAATCGTTCAGACGTTGTGCAATAACTTTATGGATAACATACGGACACAGTTAGAAGATGCTTCTCGTTTAGCGCTTATCTACCCCAATGCTTATTTAAAGTTAATACCCAATGATCACCCAGACCCATTTCAAAGAGTTACCATATGCGCCGTAGCCCCTTGGGATATAATTGTTGATACAGATGCAACAGGATGGAGAGATCAAAAGTTTATTGGACATCGTTATTATTTGACGCTTAAAGAAGCCAGAGACAAATATGGGCCGAAGAAGTTTAGTGCTCATCCTCTTATACGCTTTCTTGATAGAGTAGATGAAGATGACGGCTACAACAAACAAGGTTTAGAAGATAGTGAACCAGAGTTTCAATACGTTGAGATTATAGAGTTCTATGACCTAGTGAATGACAAAATGATGGTCTGGTCCCCTGACTACCAAGATGGAGATAAATACTTGTATGATGGTATTTTGGTGCCAGAAGGAACAGACGAAATAAAAGAAGTTAAGTATAGTGAGATACCATTTAAAGATGCATCGGGGCATCCGATAAGCCCCATTATACCGTTGTATTACAGTAGGCAGCCAGATGTGCCTATGCGTGGTTATTCCGCTTTACGTAGAGTATACGATCAAGTTCAGGAAGTGAACATACTACGTACCTATCAGGCTTCGATGGTTCGTAGAGCTGCGAGACAGTGGGTGGTAGAGGCTGGTGTTTTTGATGCGGAGGCAATGTCAAAATTATCTCAAGGGGTAGATGGGGAATTTATCGAGGTAGAACTAAGCCAAGGACAGACTTTATCAGGGTCTATATCTCCCGTGCCACATACTCCAGTACCTGCCGAACTTGAACGTTATGTGCAGCAGGTTCAAGATGATTTCGAGCGCGGTTCTGTACTAGCTCCGTTTACAAGAGGTGAATCCTCACGGGCAACCGCTACAGAGATAACTGCTCTTGCTGCATATTCTTCTTCCGAGATAGGACGTTTAGCCAGAGAGCGAGACAGTGCTATTGAATACATTGCTGAAGTATATATCTCAATAATGAAGTTGTATATCAAAGATGATGGTGATGTTATTATTATTAATGGTATGCCTAAAACAATAAATGTTGATGACATAACAGGTGACTTTAGATTTTATGCAAATGATAGTGGTGCTACTCCAGTATCAGAAGCCGTTAAGAAGCAAGAGTTTCTAGCAGTTATGCCAACACTTGTTGAACTGGGCGTTCCTCTTCCTGAAATACTACAACACTTAGTGCGTATGATGGATTTACCGCAATCGTTCTTAGAGGCTTTGGAAGGTGCAGCACAGCAACCTCAGCAAGAACAACCAGCACCAGCACAAGAACAACAAACAACATCTGCTGGTATGCAGGGTCAACCGTCACCGCAAGACATACAACAATTCCTACCGTGAAAGATAAACTATGCCTATTTATGATTATTACTGTAAATCTTGCGATAAACCTCAACAAATTATTTGTGACTGGGAAGAGGCAGATCAACAGATATGTGAAATATGTGATAAAAAAGTTGAGCGGCAAATCTCGTTATGGGCTAACACTCCTGCAAGATGGGGTGATAGTCACGGCTATTTTGATCGTGGCCTTGGTATGTATATTGAAAACAGTATGCATCGCGAAAAGGTTATGAAAGAAAAAAACCTACGTCCAGTATCACAAAAGGAACTAGACGATCATCAACAGGTTGTTCATAATGACGGCATTGAGCACGATAAACAAGTAGAAACATTTCAAAGAGTTAAAAAACAAACTGGTTCTTTTGCTGAAGCAGCAAAAGCCATAACAGGAGAATAAAATGAGTATCCCCACTGATTTACTAGCACAAGCACAAGAGGTTGGTGCAGAACAAGATGTCCTCAGAGAAGCAACTATGATTGTACCAGAAGGCAAGTTTACAAAAAACGCACTAAACCGTTTGGTTAAAGAACTTAATGTTGTACTCGAAATGTTTCAGCAAAGTTATCCGGAGTTTGAAGAGGATATAACAATCTTTCCAGAAGAGTTTGTTACTTTATTGAATATGGTTGCTACTGCTGCCGCTGATGCTGGTGTTGATTTTGAATTAGATATGCAGTCTATTCGTGATGACAGAGACTTAGCAATGGTCGCTGGACAACTACGTAATCTAGCCAAAGACAAGACATTTAAAAAGTTCTTGGAAAGCAATACTATAATGGGTGACGAAGAAGTTGTTGAAGAAGAAGTGGTAGTAGAAGAGCCTATGCCAGAAGATATGGACGCTATGTTTGCAGGGAGAATGTAATGCCAGTACCAATGGACGTTATGGAAAAAGCAGCGCAAGGTGATAAACAAGCAATGCGCTTGGTTGAAAAAGAATACGGTGTAGGTAATCCACAAGATTTTGCTATTGAGCAATTATCAGTAGAAGAATTTCCTCCGGGAGAAATTGTAACGAAAAGTGCGTATGATTATTTAAAAACAAGATGGCCAGAGGGAACTGACCTAGAAGGGTTTGGCCTTCCGTATAGGCGCTGGACTGGAAATATAATCGAGGGTGACACTCTGTTAGAAGAAAAGATACGTAGAGCACCTACTTATGGTCCAGACTTTGATGAATACAGGTTGGCTGCTGGTATGCAAGTTCCGAATTTTGAAAAAGAACAGTTTGGAAAAGAAATTGATAAACTGCAACCAGCAGATCAAAAAGATTTCATTCTAGAGCTTTACCTTATAGACCAATATGCTGCCCGTTGGGCAAATGAAAGAGTTAATGCTGTAGATATAGATGAACTAGAAAGTTATCAATGGAGACACCCAAGGTATGATGATGATAGTGTTAAATATTGGCCTGAATATAAAAACACACCTACTAATCCAGCAATTCAACCAGTTCTTAATTATTACAAAGAAAGGTGGTCAGGAAGTAGCGGGCCAGCAGGCAGAGGAGTGCAGAGTTCGTCAAGTATGCACCGGCAGCGTTAACACGATTTAAAAATAAATTTTATAAACTATAGGAGAATAAATGTCTGAAGAAGCTACAAATAGCGGTACTGTAGAAGCAGCAGAGCAAGCAGAAGCACCAACATTAGCAGAGAATATAGAAGCATCATCCGGTGCTCCACCAATACAAGATGAGTATGAACAACGTGTTGAGGCTATACTCAAGCATCACGAAAAGAAAAAAGAACATCAAAAACAAAATTGGCAGAACAAAAAAGAAGAACAAAATAAATCGTACGAGAATGTAACTTTACAAGAAGGTGAAAGTTGGGACAGCGTTTATAGTTCTATGCCTGAATCAGTTCAAAGAGCAATGGGTTCTTTACGTGCTGATTATACTCGTAAGATGCAAGCACTATCTCAAGAGCGTAGGAAAGTAGAAGATTTACAATCTAGTCTTACTAACTCAGAAGCATTTAAAGCGTTGCAGTCACAGGCTCAAGCAGCAGCAGCAGAAGGACAAGAGTTTGATCCTTTTGATAACAAGAGTATGGAAAACTATATTAACTCACTTGTTGCTCAGAAACTGCAGGCTGTATTAGAACCTATGTATCAAGAGCAAATGAAAGCACAATCAAGTCGCAAGGTAGATGACTTTATGAATGAGCATCCAGAATTGCGCACAGATGAAAGCTTACGAAAAGAAGTTTATGAGTTGTTAAAGTCAGATGATAGCCTAAACCTAGAACAAGGTTATTGGATAGTATCAGGTAAGAGAGCAAAGCAAAGCGCACTGCAACAACAACAGCAACAAAAACAGCGCAAGGAAATAAATCGACAGGTAGCCGCACGTATTGGTAGTGGCAAAAAGTCGGGTATGACCGCACCTCCCGAAGGTACAAAAATGTCTGCACAAGATATATATGAGTATTTACTTGCACAAAAGAAATAATTTGTGTATTAAATTAGTGTGCCATAAGACCCTCTAAAGGATACGCTGACGGCACCGCCCCGAACACGGACACGCGCAATACAAAAATATAATCTTATTTTATGGTGAACGATATGGGTATCCAATATGATATTCTGGCGTCGACCCTACGTATTTTGCGTGATCGAGAGGTTGACAATACATTTCGTACTATACCGCTACTTGAAGCAGTTCAAAGAGCCGGTAATGTCGAGATGGTAGACGGTGGTCAAAAAGTAGACCATCCTGTAATTCTTGCTGAACATTCTAACATTACACAATTAGCAACTGGTTATGAAAGCGTTAATCTAGCCGTTAAAGATGCACTTCGCACTGCTTCTTTTGACTGGTGTGATTTTGTGGCTCCTGTAGTTATTACTGAGAAAGAACAACTTAGTAATAAGGGTAGCCGTGCAATCATTCGTATTGCTGAAGCGCGTCTTAAATCTGTTATGGGTATGTTGAAACGTGAATGGTGTAAGCAAACTGTAACTGGTAACTCAACAGTACTAAGTGAACTTAATACACTGAATGGTGTTGGGGTAAAAACTGCAGGTGCTTGGGGTGCTGTTGCTGCTGCTAATACAAGTGGATTTTTACATCAAGAAGATTTTGGTTCTCAAACTTCAGGTAATGTTGGTGGTATTAGTCGAAATACATTTAAAGATAGTTGGAATAATCAAACTGCAAAAGTAACTACTGATTTTGCAACAACTGGTTTAAAATCTATGAGTAATCTTATGATTAATACACAGATTTATGCACCAGAAGGCGAAATAGATATTATTCTTGCTTCTCCAACTTCTTACGAATTGTATCGTAATGAGTTAACAGATCAAGAAAGATATACTTCTGCTGAACAAACTAAAGACATTGTAGGTAAACTTATTCTTATGTACAATGGCGCGGCAATGTATATTGATAATGGTCTTGGATTTAAAGATGCAACCAATACAAACGATGTATCTATGTACTTCTTAAACTCTAAACTATTTACAGTTTATTTCGATAAAGATGCTCACTTTGAAATGAGTGATATGGAACGTATCTCAGGATACGCTGCTGCATCTTCTAACATTATGGTTCGTACACAGTTAGCCACAAGTCACCTTGCTGGTTTGGGTGTGTTACTGAATGGGGAGGCTTAATCATGGCTACTAGTACTTTATTACAAAAACTTGATATAACAGATTCTGATGGTGTCGCTCTTGATGTTGATACTTCCAACAGACGGCAAATAGAAACATTTGTTGCTGATGGTGCTATTTCAGAAGGTGATCTTGTAGTATTTGACGTTGTTGATGGCGGTGGTTCTGAATGTGCCATTAAAGTTATTGAGTCACCTGCAAATAAAGCAGCCATTGGGGTTGCTTTAGAAACAGTTGCTTCTGGTGAGGACATTCGTGTTTGCATTAGCGGTATCTGTGAAGCACAGGTCGAAGGTAAAGATCAAGCAGGTTCTGCTGCTATCTCAGCTGGAGATTATCTTTGTGTTGGTGCTGTTGCTGGTACTTTGTACCTGTATGGTCATCACGCTAACGACAAAATGCCTGTTGCAATTGCAGTTGATGATGTAGCAAGTGGGGCTGCTGCGGCACAATCTACTGTTATCTTTTTGAAACAATTCTAAAAACCCTAATGGGGTCTGCCCGCCCCGCAACGGGCAGTTTGTTTTAATGGGAGGTTGGTATGAAACTATCTGAAATCCGTGAATATATCGGTAACATATTGGATTACCAACCTTCTATTACTTCTTATCAAAATCAGTTAAACGACATAATAAACGAAAACTACTTTAAACTATTTTCTGAGAAACCATTTACGTTTGCACAGAAACAAGTTCTTGTTGATGCCACAAAAGATTTGTCTTTAACTACAGTAACTGTAATTCAAAACTCTGCTACTATAACTACTGGTGGTGCTGGTCAGTTTCCTACTGATGGTAGTATGGATGGACAGGTTATAGATATACTGGATGTAGAATATACAGTAGCGTGGGTTGCTTCAGCAACAACAGCCTATTTAACTTCTGCATACGTTGCTGCTAGTGGTACACCAGATGCTACAGTAAAGTACCGTTATCTTGATATGCCACAAGATTGCGTAGAGATTATGCAAGTCCTTAAACGGTCTATGCAAATGACACCTGCAGAACCTGGACGTATGGTTCCTGTTACACGGTATGAAGATGAGTATTGGAACCTACCATTAAACGAAGTTAATATACCGAACTACTGGGTTCCTTTTGATGATTATTCATTAGTACCACCAAAAGCACCAACAATAACAGCAGTAACCAGTGGCTCTGGTAGAGGTGCAAGAACACTAGAGTTTGCTGTATCATATGTCTTTGCTGGAAGAGAAAGTGCTTTGTCTCCAGTTACAAGTATTGTATTGGCTGATACACAAATACCTGCATTAACAATAACAGCAATACCCAATACATCAGGAATGAAAAGACGTGTCTATGTTCGATGCACAGAAGCAGGAATAAACAAATTTTACAATATACCTGAAAGCAGTAGTGGTAATGCGCAATTGGAGTATTTGCCTACCAGTAATGGTACATTACAATATGCTACAGATACTGATTTAACTTCTTTTAATGATTCATTTGAGTTAACATATACTGCTTATGATGGTGTTGATGGTAATGTACAAAGAATAAGAATGTATCCCCGGCAGGATCAGGACTATGAACTAACAGTACGATATATGTACAGACCCAAAAAACTTATTGATGATGCCGATACACCTGAGTTTCCCTCAGCAAGTCACCACGTGCTAGCATATATGTCTCTTCGAGATGTATTTATAAAGCACAACAATGAACAACAAGCGGCGTTGTATGACCGTAAAGTTGCACAAGAAATGCTCAAGATAGAGCAAAGATACCTTAACTCAATTGCTAAGCGGTACATTAAAAGATTTATGGATGGTGGTAGAACTGATCCTGTTCCTCTTTACACACCTTTGATACAAACATAGTATGGAAAACAAACAACAAATAGTCAATGAACTTGCGGGTATAAATGAGTTAGAACCACAAACACCAAGTCATTTATCTGAGTTAGTAAACTGGAAAACAGATGATATAACTGGTGGATGGTCTAGTAAACTTGGCTATGAAATGTATTTTACCTATCGTAATGACTGGGTTCCTTTTCAGTCTATGGCTAAAGTAGATAGTTTGTTTTATTTTAACAGACATCAAGGAGCACAAGACAGCATTTTGTTTGAGGCTGGTGGTGTGTTGTATCATTTGTTTGAACACGGCGCGACACCTACAAAACAGGCATTAGTATCTGATAGAACTATACCCGGTGCAGTCGAGCAATCTACACAGTATTTACCATTTGGTCAGTTTGTTTGTATAGTTAATGGTTATGATAAACCAATAAAATATAGGGCTTGGCCAATTATACATCATAGTGCAAGTTCACATCCTTTTAAACCGGAAATATATCCTTTAGGTTTTCATAGAGTGCCGGGCACGCCTGTAGTATGGGAAGTTATAGTTGATCCAACTCAAACAAGTAATAATTTAAATGGTATTTCAGTATGGTTTACAAACAATGAATTAGGCTTGGGTATTGCAACAGATGCAAAAAAGAACAAATACAGATACAGGGTTTCTTATATTAATAATGCAGGTTCTGAATCGCCTTTATCTTCTCCATCAAATATAGTCGAATGGACAACAGCAGCTACGGAATATAAATATGCTTTAGCAGTAGAAATACCATTAGGTGATAATGATATAGTTGCTAGACGTATTTATCGCACAAAAAACTTTAGCGATGATGCAGGTAATAGTGGTGACATATATTATTATGTTAACGATATACCAAATAACTTTGAAGGGTTATATATTGATTCTACACCAGATTTAGCGTTAGGCTCAGTAGCGCCTGATAATAGTGATAGTGTATTATTTCCTGCTACAGATTGTAGATTTACTGGCATATATAAAGATTGTTTGTTTATTGATGGTGGTAAATCAAATGATACAGTTATTTATTATTCTAATCCTACTAAGCCAGACCAGTATCAAGCATTAAATTTTATTACTGTTGGCAATAGGCAAGGTGGAGGAATAACAGGGTTCTTTGGTTACTTTGGCTATATGTTAGTATTTAGAGAGAATAGCATAGATGTTATTCAAGGTGACTTTCCGAACTTTGTTGCTACACCATTTCAACAACACATAGGAACTAGGGCAATAGATACTGTAACAATGGTGCCAGGTCTAGGTGTAGTATTTTTAACTGTTGATGGGGTTTATGCTGTTGGTGGTAACTTAGAATACTCAGATACAACTAACGTTAAAAAGATTTCGCACGGTATACAAGAAACAATATCACGTATGAATGTAACAAACATAGCGCAAGCAACTGCTGTGTATTCTGAAAAACATCGTGAATGGCATTGTTACTTTTGTGTAGATGGTTCTTCTATAAATAATATAGGGATTATATTTCATACAGACAAACAAGTATGGTCAGTTCGTGAAGGCTTCCCAGTAAATAATATAGTTAAAAATCCAGATGGTGATTTAATCTTTGGAAGAAACGGTGGTGCTGCATCTAATGATGACCCTGCAGGATTGTTTGTTATATCAAAACGTAGGTCACTAGGGCAAAAGATTGTATCAGAAAATATAGTAGATGATGATCCACCAACTAGTACTATGGCTTCTGCTTGGCTGGATATGGGCGATCCTTCCTTTAAAAAGAAAGTACACGGTGTTTACCTGTTTATTAGAACAGGAGGAGACACAACCATATCTATGGATGTTTATAGAGATTATGATTACAACACCTACAGCACCACAACCGGAGTAAAGTTACAACGTGCAGACTTTGCTGACCAGAATGTATATGACTTGGTAAAGTTAGATGATGATAAGTTCTGGGAAGAGCCTATGGTTACACCAATACGGTTTGATGTACATAACGGTAGTTGTTCTTGGTTCCGATGGAGAATACAAACAACAGTAGATGTTATCGTTATTGGTTATGCTGTTGATTATACAGTATCTGGTACACGTATTATTGCTGGTAAGAGGTTGTCATGAGCAAGAAGTGGACAGAAGCATCACCGGAAAATGAGGCTATTGTTGATTACAAAGAATTTAATGCAGGGTTTAACGCATATAAAAGTTCTTTTAATGGTGACTTAGACAGAACAACATTGCCAGATGATTTTATAGGTGAAACATCTGTTGTTGCTGGTGCTTTTCATCAAGTACAAATAACTAATAGTAGTGATCCAACTATAAATGCCGATACAACATTAGATCCAAATTCAGGCTGGCGCTGTCCATCATATGAAACTTACAATGGCGGATGGGTGCAAATAGATGAAGTTACTGTGTCTAAATTTAAAGAAGGTATGTGCCATTGGGAATATTCTTTTATATTTTTTAATTACATAGTGCAATCATTTCTAGGAGCAACAAAGTACATAGAAGTAAGAATGGTTTGGGATGATACAGTTGTTCTTGAAAGTTATAAAATTTCACAACCAATACAATCAACAAGATTGGTCGCTTCTTTTCCAACTACAGGCGGAAGTCATACAGCAAAAGTATTTATAAGGGCTGCTCCTAGGGGTGATGCAACATATGATTCATTAACATACGGTATATTTCATGTTGTTTGTCCTTCACATTTATTTATAGGACGTTGGCGATGAGTGTTATTAAAAATACAGGAATAAAACGTGGTGATAAGTTAACATCTACTGCATTAAACGCAGAGTTTACAGCAGTTAATACAGCCTTTACTATGGATGCAGATAACTTTAGAACTGAAGGTTTAGATCAGCCAGCGTTTAATTTAACTGCAACAAATGGTAAGTCAGGCATTATTTTAAAGCAAAGCGGATCATCAGATTTAATAGCTTTTAGTGGAGCCACTGTATATGTTGAAGCAAATGAAAATGCAGTTGGATCTTCGGCTGCTGCAACACAATTAGGTATATTTGATAATGGTGGTGCTGCTTTTATTATAGCAAAACAAAATGATATTTTTCGTGTGTATTGGCAACATAGGCATTTTACACAGGCTGTTACAGCAAAGTCAGCACCGTATAATGCAGATTTATCAAATAACTGTTGGGTTATCTGGTTAGAATGGCAATTGTCATCTGGTGGTTCGTGGACACAAGTTCCAGGTCAAGGTGATATGGTTACAGATTATACAGGTTTAACTGGTGGTGGTTATGGTGCTAAAACACAAGATTTAAAAGCTACAGAGGTAGTCTATCATTCATTAGATTACCATATAGGTTCTGGAGCCAGTAATCAATTACAAAAGTTTCCATCTGCTAGAATGGGTTATGGGCAATACTACTATAAGTTTACAAGTGATACAACAATATATGGGCTAAGACTTATGTGTAAAGGCTTGTATGATACTTCTTATGCGGGCGCAGTGCATGGCAATATACTTAGAATACAACAGGCAGCAGCACCTACATCGCCAGCAACAGTTAATAATCGTATACAGATAGATAACTTACAACTTTCGTATATCTTGATGAAGGATGAATAATGGCTATTACATTTCCTAAAACTTGGTCATCAGGTGAAACGTTAACAGCATCCGACACAAAAAATAACCTTGATGCAATGCGAGACAAAGCACAAAAGTTAGTAGCGGGTGATGTAAATACATCGAGTGCTTGGATTACAACTGCACATATTATGCAAGGAAGGTATGACAGTGTTACTAATATTACTAATAATGTGTCTGGTGTTTTTGGTGGCAGAAATAATGGTGGCACGTTCCAAAACACATCTTATGTAACTAGATGGATGTCACCTAACACATACGCAGGAACCAATAATAATAGAATTGTTCCATTAACAAACATTCAACTAAACATAACAAGACCAGCAACTATATTTTTTCAGTGGTGGATAAATCATCAATCAGAAAAAGATGATAGCACAACTGGAGAAACAAGATTTTTTTGTTATGAAAATGATTTTAATGTGGGTAATAACGTTGTACATTATGTACCAGAGCAGGTTAGCACATCAACTGCAAATGTTTTAATAGACGGTAGTTTTTTAACCAATGGTCACAATCTTTTTGATTTATCTTCTGGTATTTTAAACTACGGTATTGGGTTAAATGCTTTCAGTACAGCTGGTAAGTGTCAGCAAGTATCTTGGAGTGTGGCAATAGAATGTTTTTATATGTGAGGAAAATATGGATCCGTTAACAATGGCATTAATGATGAAAGCACTAGCGGCAGGGGTACAAGGTGTAAGTGCTGGCGCAACTGCTTTACAAGGAGTAGACCGGCTTTCTTCTGATGAAAAAAATAGAATGAAAGAACTTGAGCGTAATCAAGCATTAGGATTGCTTGGTCTGGATGAAGCACAAGAACAGCGTATATTAAATCAACAACTACAACCTGTACAAGCGTCGTTACGTGAAGCATTAAATAGACAACAACAGCGTGGTCTTATAGAAGATGTTGGTCAAGGTGCTACAGCCCGAAGTGAAGCAGCATTATTAGAGGCACAAAATAAAGCAAAAGCAACAGCTTTAGAGACTGCGCGTGATCAAATAACTGAACTTGATCAGTTGGAAAAAGCAGCACAACAACGTGAACTTGCAGCATTAAAACGTAGACAAGTTGAAAACAGACAAAGAATTGCTAGTGGCCTAGGACAAATGGGTAGTGCAGCTATAAGTGCCTATGGAGATTATCAGGCAGCACCAGAAATGGCAGCATCTATAAAAGCAAGAGAAGCGGCATTATTGAAAAACTTAGCAGAAACAACAGGAGAAAAGGCTATATCTGATGAAAAAAATAATGAATATGTTGAAATGCTTGGAAGAAATATGCCAGAAGTATTGCCTGATGAAACTAAACAGCAGGTTTTAACTCCACCTGAAAAACCAGCAAAAGAAACCCCACAACCTAAAGAACAAAATAATAATACAGGTATAAATCCAGATTTACCATTAGTAGGTCAAATGATAAAAACAGAAGATGGTAAAGCATCATATACTATTTTGGATGTAAACAGTAATAATGAGATTTTATCAATTCAATATTCTGATGGAAGAACTACAAAAATATTTAATAGAAATAATAATGATTCAACGACAAAAGCTGTTTATGACGAATTTGATAGATTATTGGCAGGAGTAAATTGACATGCCTAATTATGAATTTTATGCACAAATGATTAAGGGTCGAGAGCAATACTATGTTGATGCGTATTCTGCAGCATATCGTGACTTGATGAATGTATACAAAAGTGAAGTGGCTGTACAAAAAATGTTGTATGACCAGTTAACAATAGACAAAGAAAACAATCAAGCATTGTTAAAACTTATTGCTAATCCTCCAAGTGATGTTGCACTAGAAGAATTTCAAGAGTTAGTTAAGTTGCAAGAAAAGTATGATGATCTTAAACTAAGAGCCAGTATTTCTTCAGCTAAAAATAAATTAGAAGCGCAACGATTAGTAGAAAAAAGTTATGAAATACCTTCTGCAGCCCGATTACAACTTGATAATATAGTAACAACAGCAACACAAAACGCAGGCTCGGGTAAATTAATGGCAATGGGACCAAGCCAAAAAGGTCAATTGAAAGCAGCGATTGCAGCAATACCTAATGATCAAGGCAAACAACAAGCATTAGCAACCTATTTGCCTTTATTGGACGAAATATATGACGGTGAAAACATACAAACATTGGCCGCATCTACTGGTGAAGAATATATTGATGGTAGAACTTTGCAGCAAGAAAAAGACCAAAGAGTTAAGTTAATGCAAAAGAAGGTTCAAGTTAGTGCTGGTTCAGCTGCAAGAAGCACAGCTCGTGAAATTAAATATTTAGTAGATACAAAGTATTCAGAGTATTTGACAATACTTGAAGAGGGTGATGAAGGTATAAAGATACTTGAAAAAAGATTAGTAGATACTCCTGATGTACAAACTTTGTCAGAATTGCCACAGTTTAAAGCGATAGCACCACCACAAGAAAAAGATATATTGCGTAGAGCAGCAGAATACTACGAACCTTATGGTACTGAAGAATTTAAAGAGGGTGTTGCTGAAATAGAAGCAAACAAACAAGCACAAGCGCAAGCAAAAGAGAACTTAATGTCGCAACTTCCTAGTTATGCAGGTAGAGCATATGAAGTTGCACCAACAGTATTTGATACTATAGATAAATCTGATGAAGAGTTAAATGTAGGACTGCCACAAGATTTTGCTTTTAAACAACTAGATAGTCCTTCATATAATATAGAAGACGCTATTGCAGCAATTGATTTAGAATTTGATGATCCAAAAGATCAACAAGCAGCATTGGCTATACTTATGCGTGATCGAATGAAAAAACATAGACAAGCTAAAAAAACAGATTTAAATGAGATTTTGAAGTAATGACACCTGCACAATACGAAGCATTTGTAAAACAAAAACGTGCATTACGTGAACAGTATTTAGCAGGTAAAATAGATACATACGAGTATGATTCTGCTCAAAGAGCCATATCAAAACAAATGCAACAGGCTGCAACAGATGCAAGTTTGTTAACACCTATGGAAGATTTACCTGTTGAAAATATAGTTCCTCCATATCAAACTGATGTTGATGTAGATAAATCTGCAGGTCAGGCATATACACAACGTATTGATTTTTATCAAAACAATCAAAATCTTAGTTATGAAGAAGCATCTAAGAAGGCACGTGAAGACGTATTAAATGTTTTAAAACCAGCAACACCACAATTTAACCAAGATCCTTCTATTGGTATGAGTGATATTGTTGATGTTGAAAAAGGATTAATGAGAGATCCTGTAACAAAACAAATACGTCCAATGTCTACGGTTGAAAAACTCTACCAACCGTTTCTTAGGCAACAGGTTGCATCGATTGAAGACTATGAACAGTCATTAAAACGTCAAGAAATAGTTCGTGAAGATGAACGCCAAGCAACAGCAGATGCTAGAGCAAGGTATGTTGAACAAGCACGAATAAACAGGAATATGGTTGAGCAGGGTTTTACATTGCCTGATGATGCAGTGCCACCATTATCTGAAGAACAGATTGTAGAATACCTAAGAAAAGAAAGAGAAGCAGAAGAGCGTAGAGAAGGCAGACCGGATTTGCTTAGCGAACAAGGTGTACAAGAAATATTTTTATCACCAGAGTATGAAGCAGGTGTTGTTTATGAGAGCACTTTGAGTGCTGGCTTTCGTTCTTTAAATACCTTACCCGCTGCTGTTGCTGCTGGTGTAGACTTAGCAAGCCCAGGGATGGTTGAATCTGAAAAGTATAGACAAGCAGATAGTGGTGAGTTTCTTGATCAGTTTGCTACAAATATGGTAAATATACAAGGTTTGCCAGAAGTTATTTCTAATAATGAAAGAACACAAGCATTCTTTAATGATTATACAGGTGGTGTTGTTGGTCAAGATTCATTATGGTGGGGTGGTCTTGGAAGTGAATTAATAATTCCAGCTGGACCGGGTTTGCTTGTAAAGTATCCAATGAAAGGAATAACAAGAAGTTTAAAGAATAAAGCTTCAATGCGTATGTTGGATAATATGATTGCAGAAGTTGATCCTGCAAAAAATGTACGTGGACTATCAGTCGAAGAAATAATTGCACAAAATCAAACAGAAGGTTCTGTAAAGGAATCTTTTCAAAATTTTGTAGAAAACACACGGCAATATAACTATCAAGATGCAGTAACAGAAAAGGTAGCAGAGCACATTGCTGTATCAAATACGATACGCGGTGCTTTGGATGCAGGACAAGAGATAAAGATAGATGAGTTAGGTGATGCAATAAAAGCAACACCAACATTTGCTGCTATTGAAAGAAACGCTAAAAGTATTGACCCTAACACTAATGTATTGACCAGACAAAACAGTGGTAAGTATGTAACAGGATTGCTTGAACCTTTTGAAAATGCTGCAAAACAAAATGTAGATGCTGCAAGAATATACAATGAAGGCATAGCAATACAAAAACAAATAAAAGAAGCATTAGAGTTACAAGATGGCCCTGCTCGAATACGTACAGATGCTTTGACATCAGAGTTTCAAAATCAAATAATACGATATAGGTTAGCAAAAGAATTTGATAAAGGTAATATAACAAACAAAGACCTTGCTAATCTTTTAAGCAAACTACAAAAAACTGATTCATTAGCAACACAAGATGTAGCGAAAACAACAAAACGATTATTAAATAGAGATATATTGGGATCGTTAGAAAAAAAATTAGACGTTACTTCTGCCAGCCTAGATGACATATTTGTTGCTGCAACTGACACATTAAAGGCTCCAATAAAAGAACGATTACTTAACTTTATGCCAAGAAACTTATCTCTTGTTGCAAATGATACAGTTGTAAATACAAGTTCAAAAAGCTTTTTAAACAGAAAAAATTATAAAGCATATAAGAATGATTTAAAAAGTAAACAAAAGTTTATTGAGTTTGACAGCAAAACTAATACATACAAAGTTACAGATGACAAAGCAAAAGATGAAATAGTTCGTGATGTTATTGATTATTACGGTGTTAATAGAATACGAGAGTCTGAAGGCTTAACAGATTTGTTAAGTAATCTTGTTAATAAAAACGAAATAACTTTTGATGATAGATTGTTGATTGGTAATGCTTTAAAATCACAAGCTTCCATACGACATTTGGGTGGCTTTAGACTGCGTGAAGCAGGTGAACAGTATCAACGTGCAGCCAAAGCAGAAGAATTTAAAGGTGATTTGTTAGATTTATCGGAACAAAATTTATCACAACAGTTTTCAAAAGGTTCTTTGGCTCGAATAACAAGGGATGCAAGAAACACATTTAAAGCATTTTCAAAAGACAAATCTGTATTTAATCAAATGCAAGAAGGAATAAAACCTAGTATTGAGTTTGTTGAACTCGAAAAAAATATAAACAATCTTAAAGAAACAATAATCAAACAAACACAAAAGAAGTTTCAAGATTTAACAAAACAATATAAAAATCCTGTCCGCGCACTAGATGAACTAGGTCTTGAGGCATACACAATACATAAAAACAAAGTACAATCAAGATTAACTGAACTTATTGATAGAAGTTTTAATGGCTCTATACGGGACTATGTAGAACAAGTAGTTAAACCACAGTATAGGAACAGATTGTTAAAGGAAATGGATAAGCCTAATGCAAATGAGTTTGATATTTTAATGGAGCATGAATTATTTTTTACAAAAATAGATTCTCTGGAAAGTATCTTGCGTTCTTTAATGGGTTCTGTTGAATACAATAGACTTTATGGAAACATAGATCAACTTGGTGGCACTAGGCGTAGAGACTTATTAATGCCTTTTGATCGTGTAGATTATACACCAATTGCTAGTAATGTAATGACACCAACATATACCAACATAAAACTTATTGTTGATAGAATAAAGAAAAAACATCCTGATACAAAGTTTAAACGTACTCGAGGGTTGCGAGAAAAATCTCGTAAAGAGGCAACACCAGTATCTTATCTTGAGTGGGTTATTGGTACAGATATAGGAGATAAGGTTGCAAAGTATCAACAAGATTGGATTGATAAAAATCCTAGATTTAGATTAGAGTATTATCCTGATTACACTTCTTTAAATATAGGAGTAAACTTAAGGCCATTACAAAATTCATACAATACTATTTTTAAAAGAGCGATTGATAAACTAAAAGGAAGTGGTATTGAAGTAGATGTTGATTTAGAAAATGACTTGGTTGAAGGTATTGGTGGTGATGGTTTTTCAACGCTTGGTAGTGGTTTTGCAAACTTACATTATGATCTAGTCAAAAAGGTTTCACCACAAGAACGTGGTAAAATAATAAATGATATAGTTGGAATAATGCAAGAAGATAAAACACTTGTACCTGATTTATTTAAATTGCAAAATGACTTTAAACAAAATCATTTACCTTTTACAAAAAAAATCCTAGATAGAGAACTACGTAGAGCAATTAAAAGATTAGCAAAACAGACAGATGATGAAGTTGCAGAGTCTGGTGTAGTGGCTTTGCCGGGTCCAGCGCCAAAAGAAATAGGCGTAGAAAAACCTATAGATAAAATTATACAAGAAGCACAAGATGAAGCTTGGAATTTATTGTTTGGATATAAACAACCTGATGGACGTTATTACGGTGACCCAACAATAGGCGTATTACAAGACTTGGTTGATAACACAAGGCAGTTCTATCGTGCTAATGGTCTTGCTGTAGGCAATCAAATTGTATCTACACTTGATAGTAATATGCCAAACTTTAAAAGCATAAGAAATACAAACTATGCTGCTATGTATGGCAAAGAACTTGAGAAATCATTTTTGCAATTAGAAGAACTATCTAAGTCAAATAAATTAAATACTGTAATAAATAGTTTAATAGAGGCTGATGCAGGTGCTGCAGATATACTTGGAACTATGATAAATAGCGCAGCAACTTGGTGTAGGCGTTCTATGTCACAGGGTATGCTAGGTGGTTTTCCGTTCTTTAATGGTAGATACATAGGAATGAATATATTTAGTGCTCCTTTTATTATGATGGGAACTGTGGGTATGAAACGTACACGCGCAGCATTAGCACCTAAAAATATTAAGAATGCAATTAGACAAGCATTGTCAATAAATCAAGTACCTGATGATGTTGTTTTATTTACTTCAAAATCTGGTAGGCAATACAAAGCAGCAGAGTTACGTGCTTTAGAAAGCAGATACAATTTAGGTTTAACTAGAGGTCAAGTAGAATTTTTTGAAGGGCAAGCAGAAGAATTATTAGGTGGCACAATAAAACAGCCTGGTCTTTCTTTGGCAGGTGAACGCCTTACAAAAGGTGGAAAAAAAGTAAGTCTATTAAATCCAAGTAAAAGAAATTTATGGAGTAAGTTTGCAGATGCTACTGATGAAACATATAGACGAGCAACATTTTATTCAGCACTTCAAGATGATTTACCTATACAACAAGCAGTTGATTTAGCTAAACGATCTCTTCTTGATTATGGTGCAATGAGTAAAGAGGAAAAAGAATTTTTTAATAGATATGTTTTGTTTTGGTCTTTTATGAGACAAATTCATGCAGAAGGTTTTAATGCTTTAACAAAAGCAGTTGTTGGTGATGCTGGCCATACATATGTTTTAAGAGTTATACGCTCATCGATGAAACAAATTAATCAAGCTGGTGCTTGGTTAAATGGTGATGATAGTGTGCATACTCGATTGTATGCAATGGTTAAAGATGAAGAAGACAAACTGCCTAGTATGACTTATGGTTTAGTAAATCCTTTTGCTGAGGTATTTGATACTATAACAAGTACATTTTTGTTGGCTGCGTCTGATGATATACAAAGGGCAGCAATTAATTATTTACAAAATTCAAGACAAAGGCCAGCATTAGATTTATTAAAAACTGCCATTGCTGATAGTGCATCGATGTCCGTACCAGCAGATATAGTTTATTTGTTAAAAGCAATGCCCGGTGATCAAGCATTATTTAATCATTTTGTATCTACGTATAATATAAAACGCGTACAAAAACTTGATAAAATGCGCAGACAAACACCTATATTTGAAGGTGAACAATATAGATTTACAAACAAAAAAGATGCTTTAATGTTTCAAACAACTATGCTTATTTTTACAATTATTGGTATAACAAGAAATGCTCGTGATTTTAGTAAAACAGCAATGGCAGCGGGTTTAAAACCACAAGAAAATATAGAACTTAAAAGATATGATGAACCTAATTTTGGTGCTTATTTTCTAGGTCTTGAAACATCATTGCCGTATAAAGATTTGGTTGAAGAAATGAATAGAAATAAAGCAAAGATTGAAAGAGATTTGCGACAACTTCTTAGAGAAAGTAGATAAATAATATATAATAAAAATAACAAGGAGAAATTAGAATGAGAGTTAATAGTTTTTTACATCCGGTAACATTTGATAGTGACATAACTGGTGTCAATAATACTTATCATACAGATAGAAAGCATACAGTAACGTTGGGTAGTTTTCCAGCAGGTTCTTCTTTTACTGGCAAGTTACAACAAATAACAATTTTTGTAAGTAGCATAGCTGCTGGTACTGGTACTGCAGCTACGGCATTGTCATTTAAAATAACAAAAGATAGTGCAGGCAATAAAATTTTAACTGATAATGAAAATGGTGCATTTACATTAGGACAAACGACAACTACTGGAAGTCTTACATTTGTACCGCAGTATCCTATTTATGTTGCTGGTGGTGATACCGTTTATATTTGGTATGCAGGAAATTCAGTAGGTGATGCGACTTTAACAGTTGATTCCGATTCACATTTAATTTGGGAGGAATAAACTATGTCAGTAATAAGACGATTTGGAGGCAATACCAGTGTCAGTGAACTAACAGTACGTTCAGGCGATATTGTATTTAGTGCTGCAGGTAATTTATTAGAGGGTAGCACTGCAGTATTTTCTTTTGATGCTACTGGTAACGTAACTAAGATTGGTCAAGACTCACCGTCAGCCGATGAAGTACTTACTTGGGATGGGGCTAAGTGGGTAGCAGCAGCAGCAGGTGGAGGCGGTGGTGGTGACATTACTGCCGTAACTGCAGGTACTGGATTGTCTGGTGGTGGTGCATCAGGGGATGTAACTCTTAGTGTAGATACATCTGTTGTAAATACGCTTACTGATACTCAGACTATTACTGGAACTAAGACCTTTCCAAACATTGTAAACATTGGAAAGTTTCTTCGTCACGCTGGAGATACTGATACACGTATGGTATTCTTTGATGCTGGAGATACTATTGCGTTTGAGGCAGGTGGTGTAGAAATCTTTAAAATCAGTGAAGGTACGCAAGATGAGTTTGTTGTTAATGATTTTGGTGGGGATGTTGATTTTCGTGTTGAAGGAGATAACGATCCTAACTTAATATTTGCTGAAGCAAGCACAGATAGAGTATCAATCGGTGTTAGTACTGATAGCCCAGCAGCATTGCTTGAAGTTACAGGTGACGCTTCAACTGGTGTACCTTTGCTACAACTAAACAATGTTGATGTTGATGAAAAGTTACTTGATATAAATGCCAGTAATACAACTGGTGATGTTATTGATATAACTGCAGATGCATTAACTACTGGTGTTATTGCTAAGATAGTATCCAATAGTGCTGATACATCTGTACGGTCATTGATTGATATAACAAATGATAATACTGCTGCTGTAAATACTACGTTATTACAATTAAAGAATGATGCTATAGCCAATAACGCTTCGGTTATTATTGAAAGCACAGCGGCAGAGGTTAATCCTTTAATAGAACTAATCAATAGTAATGCAGCTACAGATAAGCCACCTATAATGAGATTTAATCGGGTTGATGATACTGCAGAAGCAGATGATATGTTGATCGGTCAGATAGATTTTATGGGTAAAGATTCAGAAAATCAATCTGTCCAGTATGCTAAAATTGTAGCGTCAGCAAGTGATGTTACTTCACCAAATGAAGAACAAGGTGCAATTAAATTTCATTGTATGGCTGGAGGAATCGCAGGAACTTCAACAATGACAGAGATACTAGCATTAGGTGGTGAAGACTCTCTTGGAACTCCTGCATTTGTACAGATTAATGGTAGTAATGCTGATGTAGATTTTATTGTACGAGGTTCAAATATTAATAATGTTATACGGGTAGATGCTGCAAATGATTCAATGGGCGTTGGTGCTGCTCCAACTGCTGCTTCTGCAATACTTGAATGTACATCAACGACTAAAGGATTGTTGCCTCCACGTATGACTACAACTCAGCAAAATGCTATAAGTTCACCTGCTGCTGGTTTAATGTTGTACAACACAACAACCAATAAGTTAATGGTATATAATGGCAGTGCCTGGACTGCTTTACATTAGGAGATAAAATGAATAAGAATGCTTTACGGCTAACCATTGCTATAGTTCGCAAGATGATGCCGATCATTATACAACTATTACGTACAGTAGAGAACGCTAAGTCTGAGCAATCGGATGGTGGTAACAAAATAACCAGTGCTGAGAAATGGGCGATTGCTGAAGAAGCAAGTTTCCAAATCTTACCGGCGTTGATTGAAACTATTTCAGATAGTCTGGAGTAAGTTGTGGACGAGACAACCCTGCTAGAATTGCTGGTAAATGGTTCACCGCTTGCCGCCTTTGCTGGGTATCTTGTATACCAGACCAAGGGATTGCAAAAGCGTATGGATACTTTGAATGACAAAGCAACCGAACGCGAAGATAATCTACGGTCACGCTATGATAAAGTCATTACAGATTTAACTACTGAGAAGAATGTATTACAACAACAACAACAATATGCCTTAGACCAATTGGAAAAGAAGGTTGACGCTCTGGTAACTTCGGTGGATAATATAAGTCAGGTAGTACAAGAACTACGGATGAAAGACATAGCAAGAAACGTAAACGAAAGATGATCAAGGAATTGGTGGTGCTGATGTTGATGTCAACTTTGCTATTGTTGCTAGTATTATGGAGTAAAGATGAGTAAAAAAGAACCACGTGATTATCAGACAGGATTAACTCACAAGCAATTGAAGTGCGCTCAATTGATTGCAGAAGGATTAAGCAGTGCCAAGGCTGCACAAGCAGTAGGTGTGCATGCTCAAACTGTACAGAACTGGAAGAAGATACCCATATTCAAGCGAGTAATGAATGAGTATAAGCCTCCTGAACAACACATCATTGCATTGCTACCAATGAGGGAACATACTCCTGAAGAGTTAGATAAGCGTTTGGCCCAACTGGTATGCCCTGCAGTAGAAGCAATGGGTCACATACTGGGTAGCCCTAACAGTAATGATATGGCTAAGATACAGGCTTCTAAGTTTGTATTGAGCACACTGTATCAGCGTTGGGTTCATAGTCAGGATGTAGCGCCTGAACAACTGAAAGACTTGAAGGAAGCATTGAGAGTTATAAAGTAAAAAGACCGGTCAATCGACCGGCCTTATACTTACCCTCTTAAGTTATTATTTTTCCCTCAATAAAAGTCAAAGAGTTATTTCAATAGTAGTTGTTCTACCTCCTTTGATATAGTATATCGTTCACGTAGTTTTTGTATAGTGTTAGTTGGTTTTTGTAACCAGTTTTTGCATAGTTCAAAGCGTTGGGTGTCAGGTAACAGCTCAGGCTTTTCTGGTTGTGGTGGTGGTATGGCTAAACTTTCCCACGTTTGTTTTTGTGGTTCAGGTTTAGACTCTGTATCACTATCGGGTAGGTCTTCACCGGCATAGATATATAACCCTAGACCGTGACGCGCTATCGCCTTTACTGTGCATCTTTGAATAGCCTTGTTTATATCCATCATATTTGCTTTGTCTGCAGGTATGCATTTGTTCTGGTGGTTCATAACTGGTAGGTATTCAATGTGTTCTATGCCATTGACCGTTACACCTACCTTGACCATAACCCCGTGGGTATCTTTAATATATGGTTGTCCATAAGTGTTTTCGTAAACTGTCCTTGTACTATCAGGGTATCGAGCCAGTAGTTGCTGCCAAGCCCAAGCCCAAGACAGGTATGTGAACCGACCCTTCTTTTCAGTGTGTTGATTAACGTCTATTTTGTTTAGTTCTTTAAATGATGTAGTCATTGTTTTATCCTTCATGTGTTGTTCATAATCTAGTTCATTTTCAATTTGTTTTATTTGTTCTTCTGTATATTCTGTACGTGACTCGTCACGCTTATACATTTCCCAGTCTTCTTTTGTCCAGTCGGACGGATCTTTCATACTATAGTGTTGGTCTTTCATTTTATCTCCTTGGTTAGTAATACATATGGCTTTAGTTTGGCCTGTATGCGGTAGTATTCGTCCTTCTCTTTGTAGTACGCATCATATGCTGCGTTTATCATCCACTCGTCAGGCTCTAGTTCTATCTCATAGACTAACGGATCATTCTTATGTTTCCAGTGCTGAATTACAGCCGTTGAAATAATGCATTCTGCGGTTTCGTCTAGACCCTCACTACCGAAATACTCCTGCCTAGATAGTATCCACTCGTGCGGGTAGTCACGGATAAGGGCCTCCTTGAGTAGAGTTTCCAGATCAAATTCATCTTTAGGTTCTCTAGTAATGCATAGGTCTATGGTAAAAATACCATCCTCCTTCAATTGTTCATGTATATGGCTATTCATTGTCGCTCCTGTTGTTGGTAGGCATAAGATGCCTGTGCATCCTACTTTTAAAGTGTTCTTGTAATAGGTCTGAGGGTATCTTGAACGTACCGGATTGATCCATCAGGACATAGCGGTCAGTGTTAGGGTAGTACAATATGATGTACCGTCCATTGATAAGGCGCGTAGTAGTGACTACCGCATTGTCAGGGACAGGCCATAATGCTATCCATTCTTCGCGGGTTAGTTGGTGGCAGGTTAGTTTCTTAGTCACAAAAACCTCCCGCTATCTCAATAGATAAATGCATATCGTCTTGCTCAAAAACTTCTTTTGCTACTTCTATTGCTTCGTCTAAGTCATCAAACTGAAGGGCTTCGTTAGGGTCTTCGCTGTATACCAGTATACCATCAAATATGGTGCACGTTCTACGTGTGTCTACTCGCGATACAAATTCGCGTGATCCAGATACCCGTATGATAAAGGGCCCGTGGTTACGGTCTTCTTCGTAATATATTATAGTCATTGTTTTGTCCTTTTTTGAAATAGCGATTCCTTTTGTTGGGGAGTCGCGTTGGTTAGTACGTTCAGCACTGTGCTGTACGGTTGTTTACCGGTACGGTTTTGTATCCGTTCCTGCAATTCTTTATATTCGTTTGGCTTCATTGTTTGCTTGTGGGTTAGTGTTGGCAAGTCTGCTGCTGTTCTATGCCATTCAAGCAATTCAATCCGCTCGTCTTTTCTTGCTAACATTTCTCTATGACTAGCCAGTCTAGTACCTGTAGCTCCTAGTCTTTCAATGCTACCATCACACCCGCATATGCACATCCTTGTCACAACGTAGTATTCACCATGCTTATACCTTGGGTTCTGCTTTTCATCCATCCAGATAAAATGCATAGCAGTGCGGGCGTACCCGTCACGCTCTATACAATCAGGGCAAAGTTGATAGTCGTGCTCCGCTTCGTGCGTTGATCCTAACCCTAGAGTCTTTACGCGTTGTTTTACCACGCTCATTATCTCGCCAAGTGACGGTGGAAATTGACTAGGCTGTTGTATCAAATGGTCTATTGCTTCGGTCAATGCACGGTCAGGAGAATTGTACAGTGCTTTGATCCACGTGGTTCTTGCACGCTGCATAAATTCATCATTACGATTCCAAGCTACTGTTATTCTTGATAAGTTATAGGTTATGTTTTCAATCCGGCGTACATTCAATTCCTCTATTGATATACCCAATAGAGTATGGGCGTAATAAACTTTGTCGTGGTATTCCATTATATCAGATTCCCTTTGTCGTCATACTGTTGTGGTACGATTTGTTGCTGGTTAGTGTTAGTAGTTTGCTTCTTAGTTGGTTTTTGTTTCCAAGTTCTAGCCTTGATAAGATTCTCTTGATACGCTCCGCTATTGAGTAGGCTATACAGTTGTACGTTGCCAGTGTTGCGCCTCCACTCAGCACGTCCACAAGTATCAGCATAGAAAACCCAGTCTATAATGAGCAGAACATCCTCTATTTTGCATTGCCTAGCACATCTAGCACTGACACCTAGGTCACGTGCTAGCAATGTCTCAGGATGTGGATACTCGCATTCAGTTGATACCTGAATGTAATGAGCAAGAATCTGTTTGGCTTTACTTGACTTCTTTATGTATGCATATAGTTCTTCTGATGTATTGTCTTCTGCCTTATAAACAACAGCACCAATATTTATAATTCTATTATGTTTATAGGCCATCGATACCTCCGGTCCTTCGTGGTCTGTTGATAAAGTTTGATTGATTCTTGATTGAATCTTGATCGATTCTAAATTTTGGGTATCGGAATCTACGGGTTTATCAGAAGAATCTTGCATGACTTTTGCATGACTTTTGGTTGATTCTTCTATGTCGCCCGTGTTGTCTAACCATTGTTGCATTGCTATGCATAAGGTGCGAGTCTTATGATAAGACCATCCCCACTTGCTAGCGAGTTGTCTTTGTGGTGGTACACGGTTCAATGAATTAAGTTTCATCCATTCAAAGCTGGCCTCGATATAAGAGTACGGTTGACCGGTAGGCTCCAAGTAAAACGGAACCATAACATATATACGCTTGCCATTCTTGCAAGACCGTGCTATCTTTTTTGTAGTCATAGGCTTATCCTTCTATGATTTCTAGGTTAGTGTTATATTCGGGACGGGGTTCAGTTGTTGGGGCCCCGTCCCTTTTATTTATACCCATACTATTTCCTTATCCCATAACAACAAGAGCATTGTTTGTATGTGCTTGCAGGTTCCTTTGTCGCTGTACTTATACGCTGGGCAAGAACAGGTTGCTACCTTCTCAGTTACCAGTTGAGTATATGTATCTGTTTCTGTTTTCATTACTCCGGTTATGGCTGTCCGGGTTGCACTTCGTGACCATTCTCTTTTTGCTGAACCGTCAACATAAGACCGATACAATTCCTTTGTCGCAAGTCCTTTGCTCTTTGAGCAACGCTCATTGAAATACTGGTAGTGTTGTATGATGATGGGTAGCATATTGCTATTCACTTGTATCATTATCAACCGCCTTTGTTGTGTCCTCTGGAATGTCGATACTATCGACAACGCCAGCGCAATCACTATCATTATTGTAACCGATCCCGTGCTCGTATTCCAATTGGACTACGTAATTACGACAACATTCTGCAATTGTCTGTGACTTGCTTACCTCCAAGGAGGAAGACACACGGTCTAACCGTGCATCTAACTCCAAAGATAAGCGAGTACTCCGCACTATAGACTGTCCTTGCCCGTGTGCTTTATATCCTGTACTACGCTTTTTCATTTGTTCCATCCATTTCGGACGGCTTGACACTCCCGACATATGTTAGTGTCTTTCCCACACCATCGCTTATCGTCCTCGGTTATAGGGTCGTTACACTCTCTACATATTGGATCGTCACACATACGTTTAATAGACTCAATTGCTTTGTCTATCTTGGTAGTATTAAGAGGGTTGAAACCTCCTTCATTGGTATCATACACGGCCCGCGCCTCAAGTAGTGCATCATAACAGGATGTAACTAACTCCTTGAATTCCTTCTTAGGTATGAGCACCCCGTTCACTTGCCAATACTTGAATCTAAGTTGATGTTTCTTGGGTTCAGTTATGCGAAATGTTTTCATTTTATCTAGGTATCTCATTTTAAATCCTTGTATCTAAGAGCCTCGTATAGGGCGTTGATCTTTGTTTCTAGTCGTTGTATTCTTCTTTCGTTTGCTTGGTTGCATCTTGCATCATGCAATTGCAGATCTGTTTTATCGATAGCGTCCTCTATTTGGTCGCGGGTTAGGTGTATATATTTTCTATACATTGTTTTATCCTTGGGTTAGTTGTATTATCAGTATTGATAATAAATAGGTTAGTGTTAGGGCCGCAAATATATTGCAGCATTCAATGAGAAACTTGATCTTATTCATTACGCCTCCTCGCTTTCATCTTCTAGGTATTCCATACTAGCTTCATAGTCATACTCGTCTATAAGGTCTCGTATCACTTCTTCGCCTAGAATATAAGCGAACATGTTAGCCATCTTTTCAGGGCAAGACAGGTCAGTGTATTGTTCACCAAAGTTATCTAGTTCGTATTGTTTAATGATACTTATTATTTCGAATACGTTCCCTTTCATCCACTGCGAGGCGTTATAATATCCTATGATATAGTGGGTAGCATTGAATAGGTTATGGTGTAAGTCCTCATCGAATAGGTCAATAGTTTCCTCTATATCATCGAGGATGTGTTGTTTTATTTCGGCTTTGTATTGGTTCATGGTCATAGTCATTGTATTATCCTTTGTTAGTTAGTTGTTAGTTGTTATTGTATATCCCAAGTATTTGAGATAATTGTAAAGTTAGATAGTTTGGTCTTGATGAAAAGTGTTCCACTGTTTGAGATGCAATAGTTATATACTCGATACCATTTGTTTGAGCCGGCTATTTGTACCTTGTAATTGGTAGGAGCGCCGCTTCTCTTAGTGTAGCCGTCGACGGTCATGTAGTTACGCATGTTACCTGTAAAAGGCGAAGGTTTGCTGTCGGTTATTGTTATAGTAGTCATTGTAGTTTATCCTTGTTGTTTGTTGGTTAGTTGTTTGTTGTTATGAGTAGTTCGAATCGTTCACCGGCGAGATCAGAACCGCAGCACCGGCAAAAATGAATTGAAAAGTCATCTATTTTATTGCCAGCTGTTATCCAGCTATTAGGGTGTTCTTCTTGTATTTCGTCCATAGCCTTCTCTATATCTGATATTCTTTGTTCGCTGTCCTCTTCAGAATAGTAGTAGTCAAATGGTGATAGATCTCCTGTTGAATAGATGTGACAGTCGTAACACACTGGTATTATTGTTTGTTTGATAGTCATTGGTTATCCTTTGATAAGTAGTGATACATGCCAATCATTGGCAATCATTGTTTGCAGTAATTTTACGGCCTGTTGGTATCCTTGATTTAATACCGGCTCGCTGTCGGTATAGTTATCGAGCGATCTTAATCTGTGATTTTGGTTAATTACAAGGTGCGAATTAACACGCGATACAGGCAGGTAGTAAGGTGATTGACGGGGTATCTGGTTATTTTGGTATAGGTCTATAAGCATATGTATATGCTTATTAATGCGCTCATATGCGCTTATGTTGGGTTGATATATTGCCATGGTGTTTATCCTTTGTTGTTGGTTGTTGTTAGTAGTGTATACAATATATAATCACATTCGAACCAGTATGGGGAAACTATTTTAATTTATTTCATACCAACAACAACAAGATAGTAGTCAAGCGCACAGAGGACGGGGATAGTATGAGCATACAACATTATCAATTTATTTTTCATCAATCAAACAAACTCACATCAACTGTAAACAATAACGCCATATCAAATCATACAATAACCTGGTTATGATAGGGATATATCAATAAGGATAGGAAGGGATATGTCTAGGGATACGATAGAATGGGGTATATCTCTGAAAAAGAATTGAATAGAACAGGGATTTTATTTTGGAACATATAAGGATAAGGGAAAAGGGCCTTGACACTACTCAGATGTTCAGTGGATCGCATGTTCAGTATTGGTAGGAGGGGCCCTCCCCCAACTCGGCTTCTGTTCCTACGCAGTAGTACCCCCAAAAAATTCCCAGAAAAATTTGCTAAGGCTGCTATAAAATGTGATAGCGTAGTTATAACTAGTAAGCGGGTTTAGTTATGAATGATAAGAAGTTGATTGATTTGTATATGGATGAGTTGGTGCTATTGTGCGGTTCTCACCGAGATTATCACATATACGTATATAATAAAGTTAAGTATGCTAACAGTGTGCCTCATTGGATAAAGGGCAAGGTGTTTGACTTAGGTTTGGTGGTTGCACATTGTGAGCATCATAGAGGTAATATAAGTGATACACAGCGTTTGGTGGTGGAAGAAATACCGAGGCAGGGAAGAAGGAAGGCTAGGTATTTGAAGAGTTACCATTGGTTTGAGAAGCATCAGTTAACAGGGGTTAGTTCTATATCTTGGTTTGTGGGAGAAGAAGATGTTGGCGATAGTGGGCCAGAAGAAGATACCGTCGAAAAAGAATAATATGGGTATCCGTCATAACCGTATGTACAAGCCTAAAGAGTTACAGGAGTTTGAGGATTATGTTGCTTGGTTGGCCAATCAAAGTATGGCTAGGTGTGGCTGGGTAACGACGGATGAGCCTGTAAGTATGACGGTGGAGGTGGTGTTTGGTGATAAGAGAAGAAGGGATATACAGAATTGTTTTGGGAGTGTATGTGATGCGCTTAATGGTATAGTGTACAAGGATGATAGTCAGATACAGTTTATTGCGGGTCGTAAAAGTTACAAGAAGGGTTTGTGGGGATTTAAGATAAATGTTGCTTTATACAATCCTCCTGAGCCTGAAGAAGAATGGATATAGGAGATAGGATGCAAAAGATAATACATGGTTCAGTAGAGCCACCGTTGTTGAAGAAGGTTCGTGATGCTGGTTTTGTTACGTTTACAGGTGACAGAGATTATGATTTAAATATAATAGCGTTGCGTAGTACGAGTACAGAGGCGAATAGTTTTGATGACAGGATTTACTGTATTCATAAGGAAGATGGTAGATGGATAGAATACAACTTTCCTTGTACAACAGATCCGGGTCAGTATCATTTGAATAAGCCAAGTAGGGTGCAGGGTACTGCTATATTGGTGCATCCTCAGCAGTGTAGAGGCGTGTACAAGTTAGATTTACATAGAGGCAAGTATCTAGCCCTTTGCCAGCGAAACGGTAAAGTAAAGGTGTGGCGGGATAATAATAAAGATACAGTGCTTGATATGGATGGTACAGAATATGAGGGGTATTTTGGAATAAACATACACCGTGCTAGTGGAAGCAGGAAGATAGACAAGGTAGAGCGGTATAGTGCTGGTTGTACAGTATTTCAGGATCCGTATGACTTTGACCAGTTTATTGATTTGTGTCAGGATCAAAGGCGAGTCAATGGTTGGGATACATTTACGTATACTATCTTGTTAGGCGATGTATGATTGAGAAGTTACCAAAGAAGATACGTGTTGAGTTAGAGCCTGTATTAAATGATCCAGTAAAGTTCATACAGTTGTTAAAGATACAAGACAAGTATTCTGGTAAGTTGGTAAACTTTACTCCTAACAATGAACAGATAGCATTGTTGGGCAAGTTAAAGAAGCATAAGAAGGTTATCATATTGAAGCCAAGGCAGATTGGTATAAGTACCGTGCTTAGGGCGTATGCGCTATGGAGTACGTATCAGACCAAAGACCCTTTAAAGTTTGGTGTAATTAGTTTCCACGAACGGTCAGCAAAGCATCTGCGAAAGATGGATAGTATGATGCACAACTCGCTGCCGAATATATTGCGTAAGAGTCTAAGTATAGACAATAGTACTACACTGGAATTTTCAGAGACCGGCGCACAGCTTTGCTCATTTACTGCCGGAAA